CATCTTATGCGATATTTGATACTGGTTATCAGTACGTTTATGATAGGTTCAACAAGAAGTTTGTTTACATACCAATATCATCAGATATAGCAGGTCTATGTGTAAGAACAGATAGGGATCAGTTCCCTTGGTTCTCACCTGCAGGTTTGATAAGAGGTGGACTAAACTTCACAGTTAAGTTGGCATTCAACCCTGCACAGGAAGCAAGAGATCAGTTGTACTCTCAGAGAGTCAACCCAGTTATCTCAAGACCTGGCGACGGTGTAATTCTATTCGGTGACAAGACTGCCATGGCGGTTGAGAGTGCATTCGATAGAATCAACGTAAGAAGATTGTTCATCACTCTTGAGAAAGCAATCGAGAATGCTGCTAAGTCAGTGCTCTTTGAACTCAACGATGCTGGAACTAGACAAAACTTTGTCAATATCGTTGAACCATTCCTACGTGATGTTCAAGCAAAGAGAGGTATTCAAGACTTCTTACTTGTTTGTGACGAAACAAACAACACACCTGATGTAATAGACCGCAATGAGTTCCTTGCTGATATATTCATCAAACCAGCAAGATCAATTAACTTCATTGGTCTAACATTTGTTGCTACAAGAACTGGAGTATCCTTCAGTGAAGTTGTAGGAACTGTGTAATAGGAGACCCCCACAATTATGGCATTAGACAGAAACATTTTTTCCATACCAAATAATGAGAGGTCAATTGACTCTTTCAAATCAAGGTTGGTACAGGGTGGTGCTCGTCCAAACCTCTTTGAGGTTGAGATGGACTTCCCTTCAGGTGTAGGTATTTTCGATGAAGAGATTGAGAATACAAGACACAGAATGATGATCAAGGGTGCACAGTTACCCGCATCAAACATTGCTGAAGTCGTCGTTCCTTTTAGAGGAAGACAACTCAAGGTAGCAGGTGATAGAAGATTCGACCCATGGACAATCACAATTATCAATGATGGTGATTTCAGACTCAGAGAAGCGTTTGAAAGATGGTCAAACTTTATCATCAAAGTATCTGACGGATCGGGTACAATCAACCCATCTACCTATTTTTCAGACTGGATTGTAAACCAATTAGGTCGTGCATCTACTGACCTCAACGTAAGAGGAGAAAACAGTGGTGCTACACTACCAGTTCTTAGAAGATATGCAATGCATGGTTGCTGGCCAAGTCAGGTAAGCCCTATAGAACTATCATACGACACAGCAGACGTAATCGAAGAATTCCAAGTTACCCTCCAAGTACAGTGGTGGGAAGCGTATAATGGCAATTCTGAAGATTCTGTGGTATAATAAATAGGTCAACACAGTAGAATATAATTATGGCAAAACTTTTTGGGTTTGGGCTACCTGAACCCAACAAGGAGAATAAGAATATTATCAGTCCTGTTCCTCAGAATAATGAGGATGGGGCTGATTATTTTCTGTCCAGTGGATTTTACGGTCAGTATGTAGATATTGAAGGCGTATTTCGTACAGAGTTTGATGTAATAAAAAGATATCGTGATATGTCACTTCATCCTGAGTGTGATACCGCAGTAGAGCATGTGGTAAACGAAGCGATTGTATCTGATAGCAATGATAGTCCTGTTGAAATAAATCTTGATAACCTTCCTGTTAGTGAAAATCTAAGAAAAGTTATAAGGGAAGAGTTCAAGGGAGTTAAAGACTTACTACAGTTTGATAAAAAAGCACACGAGATATTCAGAAATTGGTACGTAGATGGTAGACTCTACTATCATAAGGTTATTGATGTACAAAAACCAGACGAAGGTATACAAGAAGTAAGATATATTGACTCTCTCAAAATCAAGTTGATGAGAGTACAGAAGAAAGATAGAGGACCTAAAGGTACACAGGGAATACCTGTTTTACCATATAATGAAAAGGATGCTGTTAGAGATGCTGAAGTAAAAGAATTTTACACATACTATCCTCAAGGTATGGCACAGAGGTATGGTTCAGTTGCAGGTAAAGGAATAAAAATATCAAAAGATTCTATAACACATGTACATTCTGGATTAGTAGATAGAAATAAAAAACTTACTCTCTCTTATCTTCACAAAGCAATCAAGGGACTCAACCAGTTGAGAATGATTGAGGACTCTCTAGTCATCTATAGACTATCAAGAGCACCTGAGAGAAGAATATTCTATATTGATGTTGGTAATCTTCCAAAGGTAAAGGCAGAGCAATATCTACGTGACGTAATGTCTCGCTATAGAAACAAGTTAGTATATGATGCTAACACAGGTGAGATAAAAGATGACAAGAAGTTCATGTCTATGCTAGAGGACTTCTGGTTACCACGTAGAGAAGGTGGTAGAGGAACAGAGATCTCTACATTACCTGGTGGACAGAACTTAGGTGAACTTACAGATATAGATTACTTCCAGAAGAAACTATATCGTTCACTCAATGTACCTGAGTCACGTATTGGTGCTAATGACGGATTCAATCTAGGTAGATCATCTGAGATACTCAGAGACGAACTTATGTTCAGTAAGTTTGTAGGTAGATTGCGTAAAAGATTCAGTGGTTTATTTGTTGACCTACTCAAGACTCAACTTATACTCAAGAATATATGCACTCCCGAAGATTTCGAGAAGATGGCAGAGCATATACAGTTTGACTATAAGTATGACAATCATTTTGCAGAACTCAAGGATCATGAGTTGATGACTGAGCGTCTCAATATCATGGTTGCTATCGAACCTTACATCGGTACATACTATTCAAGAGACTATGTAAGACGTAAAGTTCTACGTCAAACAGATGAAGAGATAGAAGAAATGGTACAGGAGATGGAAGATGAAAATGCAACAGGAGTTGGTGTACCATTAGAGACGCAAAATCAAATGGTTCAAGGTAGAATTGATGCAGATGTTGAAGCAGCAAAAGCATTAGGGAAGACACCGAAGGAACCAGATCTTTCAAACTCTAAAGGAGAAGGGGCAACTGAAGCACCCTCAATAGATATCAAGAAGGCGAAGATATAAATAACACTAAGTGTTTATTTAAAATTAGTTTATGGAACCGCATGAAATTGTAGATCTTGTCGGCACAGACTCACCTTCCTCGGAAGTAGCTGATGCTATTAAGCAAGCACTACTTGTCAAATCGGCAGCGAAAATTGATGCTATAACTCCTGATGTTGCAAACGCTCTGTTCGGAAATGAACCCGAAGAAACAGAAGACGAAGTAGCACCAGAAGCAGAGGCAGAGACAGAAGTAGACGCTTCAATTGATCAAGATCAAGAAACTGAACAGGAAGAAGAATGAGTGCATCACAACCACTTAAATTAGTAACGGATATTGGTGAGGTTTCAAGTGCAAACGCAACCTCTGCAGTAACGTCTGCTCAAACTGTGAAGACAGGTGTACTTTACGTTGTTTGTTCAGATGCAAAAGCAGCAGGTCATATTGCTGTTTGCAACACTGCAAACCAAGCAGGTGTTGGATCTTTCCATGTATGTAAAGGAGATAGTTTCCTATATCGTTACGGACATCCAGCAAATTCACCAGTATCAGCAATTAGTAAAGCAGCATCTGCTGTTATTACTATAGACCACACAGATAGTAAGATTCAAGTTGGTGATTACGTCACCCTAAGTGGATCAGCAGTAGGTGCTTACAACAGCACAATTGCACATGTAGAAGTTACTGCTAAGTCAAATCCACAACAGTGGAATGACTATAAGCAAACTATTACAGTTAATGCTAATACATCTGCACTAGCAGATTTTACAGGAACAGCAACTCTATCTAAGTCTGTCATATTCAGACTCGCACCTGAGACTGCATCAGGATGCACATTACACTTACACGAGGTAGGTATCGGATGAAATTAATCTCTGAAGAAATTGAATCAGTAGATATTCTGACCGAAGAAAAAGACGGTAAGAAGACTCTATACATTCAAGGTCCTTTCTTACAGGCAGAGGTAGTGAATCGCAACAAACGTTGCTATCCTATCAACACCATGATGAAGGAAGTGACAAGATACAATACTGACTTTGTATCTAAAGGTCGTGCTCTTGGAGAACTAGGTCATCCAGATGGTCCGCAAATAAATCTTGATAGAGTATCACATAAGATAGTATCACTTACACAAGAAGGTAATAACTTTGTAGGTAAGGCACAAATTCTTAGTACACCCATGGGTAAAATCGCTGAATCTCTCTTAGATTCTGGTGTAAAACTTGGAGTGTCCTCAAGAGGAATGGGATCTATCGTAAATAGAGAAGGCGTATCTTACGTTGGAGAAGATTTCATGCTTGCTACTGCTGCCGATATAGTGGCAGACCCTAGTGCACCAGACGCTTTTGTTGATGGTGTAATGGAAGGTAAAGAGTGGGTATGGGAAGGATCAGTTTTGCGTGAAAAGAAAACTGAGGCGATTAAAAAGGAGATAAATACCCTCGTAGATCAAGGAATTTTGGAGCAAAATCGTTTAAGATTATTCCAAGACTTCTTGTCAGATCTATAATTGTCTAAATAATAACAGAAATTCTAAGGAAAAATACGGAATTAACCAATGGCTGCGAAAACACAACTACATGAAATGGAGAACCAGGTTACCAAGGGTGCAGCAAAAGCTGACCCAATGCCAAAGGCTCCAAATTATGTTCCCGATGCTGGTGGATCTTACGAAGATCTTGGAGGTCCTACACCTACAAACAGCAAACCAGATGACGACTCTAATAAGTTAAAGACACCTAGTGCAAAATTTGCACAGCAAGGTGATCCTCAAACTAAGGGTACTGCTGGAACAGTACAACTACCTGGACCTGCTGCGTTAAAGAGCACAGGATATGGTCGTGGTGCTAATGAGGAGACACAGCCAGAAGGTGAGGAAGTAGTTTCCGAAGAACCTGCTACCGAAGAAGAGGTAGTTGCAGAAGTTCAAGAAATTGAAATCAACCTTGAAGATGATGTGAAAGCATTATTAGAAGGTGAGGAACTATCTGCAGAATTCAAAGAAAAGACCAAGACAATTTTTGAAGCCGCAATCAAATCAAAAATTGAACTTGTTCAAAGCAATCTAGAAACTCAGTACGAGAACAAACTA